AGGCTTTCCGCATTCGGGACATATATCTCCATAAAATGCATGATTATCATCATCAGCAGATATTTTTGTATTAAAAGCAAAATATGTTACTCCATGATCTGCTATATAATTAACCATTTTCCACGCTTTATCGAAAGTATCAAAAGGTGAATCTGTATTAGCGTGGAGTATTGATCCTCCTGAACAATATTCGTCAAATTCAGCTGCTATTCTTATTCTTTCTTGTAAAGTAGTTTGTATTCCAAGTGGAATAAACTGATTACCATAAAGAGGAAGATCATAAATTTTTGCTTTAGGATAGAAAAATTTATCTTTTTTCATTAATTTTGCAGCGGCACTTTCTCCTGGAATCTGCTCTGTATTTATTTGATAATTACAATTGTTTTCTTCTATAAATTTATCAGCTGTATGTCTTATAGCTTTAAATATCTTTTCTCCAAATAAAGAAGCTTTATCCGTGTAAAATGTATTTCCAAATTCATCTTTAGTAATGTATTTAAACTTCTTCATAGTCTCATATATTCCTATAAAACCTATAGTATTATAAAGATGTTCAAAATCAATTAAACCATATGAAAAATTTGGAAGTATTCCTTTATCCACATTCCTTTTAATTATAGTCCTAACTACATCTAAAGCTCTAAGATTAACTTCTACTCTGTGTTCAAGTTCAGCTATATATTCTTCTTCAGTCTTACAATCAAGAGCTATTCTAGCCAAATTAACTGTTGATACTTTAACAGATCCGACTTTAAGTGCCGTTCCACCAATTGAATTAAAATATCCAAGATCTTCTATGTTACTCTTCAATCTACAACAATTTGAAAGTGACGTAACAGAAGAATCAATGAAAAGATTGCTATCAGACCATTTCATATTATGTTTAATTGCCCACTTTGCAAATTCTTCATCAACGAACTTACCATTTTGTCTAAGCAAAGAAATTGTAGATACTGGAAATGTAAACATACACGAACTTCTAATGTCGGACATTACTTCCATATACCACTTCTGGAACTCCATAATCTCATCTTCATAATCAATCATAAATGTTCCATCAGGAAATGTACTTCCACCAAACAAAGCTTCAAAATATGGTCTATCAAATACTGAAGTATTTGTGAATGCAGACTGCGAACCATCTCTCACATAAGGCTGATTAACAGCATATATAAATCTCTGGAAATTTTGTTTTGCATAGTATTCGGGATTACGTAATACAAAATTATTTTCTACATCCTTCTTCCAGAAATAGAACATATAAGGAATAAGATTCGGTAAGCCTACTGCTCCACTTGTTCTATTGCTTGCAAAGCTAACAAATTCTTTTATAAAGTCTACAAAAGTAATAAGATGCTTTGCCGGAAGAGCATTATGTCCTTCAATAAAATATAATCCTTTTTCAGCAAGATCTTTCAAATCGTAAGCAAAACAATAACTCTTGAATGTACAAGAAGGAGCATCATGCATATATAAATTACCAATCCATTCCATACGAAGCCATTCATTAGCTGCTTTAAATCCATATTTCTTCTGTATTTCATAATAAATTTTATTAAAGGCTAATAATTTTGCATGAGGTTTTGACATTTCACGTTCAAGTGTCACCACATCTTTATGTCCTACATTTGAGTTACCATCTATTGATGAATCTGCTACTGTATCTTCATCTATAAAATTATCAATAAAATCTGTATAACTTAGCTGACCATCATCAAAACCATTAATACGAGCTATATCAGTTCCAAATTCTTCTTGAAGTTTATTATACTGTGTAGCAAAATTTTTTAATACCTTAATGTTTATATTCATCTTTTACTCCATTTCATTAATCCATTTAATAGCTGCAGAAAAATCCATTACCTTTTCATCTACTTCAAGCATAGGTGCTTGCATAAACCCTTTTTCTAACATGATATCCATATCATTAATTATTTCAAATTCAATATTCTTATTATTTAATTTTGCGTTTAATACGTTGCACTTAGGGCAACCAGTTGAATATAATATTACTTTCATTCTTAACCCTCGCTTACTTCTCTTAAAACCTTTAACACTTCTTCTCTACTATACTCATCTAACAAATTTGAAATCCTCTTTTTCAGCTTTGTATTATCGTTCAACTTTTTGATATAAGCCTCTCGTCTCTTATAAGCATCCTCATAGGAATTACTCAACACCTCTTCTGGCGTATCAAAGCCGTAACATTCCTTAAAACGATTCTTATTAGCCTTATACTCAAGTACCACATTAAGTGCCAACTCCCAAACGTCTATAGAAGCTTTATTCATATTATCAAATAAGTCTCTCAATCCTTTAGAATAAAATATTTCAGATCCGTACATCCAAACACCTCCTTATGTAAGTATTTTATAAATTACAAACAATATAATTAATATAACTACCGTTATGGCAAACCCTATCCATATAGGAGCAAGAACCCAAATCCAGGGCCAGTCAATCACATGACAAAGCTTTAATACTATAAAAACAATGCCAAGCAATCCGAAAAAGCCAATGCCGTTATTTCGAACTTCAGTATTACCATTATTATTCATTTTTACCATCTTTTTCCTCTCTAAAGCTCATTTGAGAGATATATTGACTTTTGTGTTCATTTATTATATTCTCAAGACGATTTATATCAGGATCGGATTCGCCAATTCCAGATGTGTTCTTATAAATTTCCTGTGCTTTTTGGCAATACCACAAAGCTTTATCAAGATCATTAAGACCATTTTTATTTGTATAACGCCACAAATATTTAAATGCATTGCACTTGCAGAATTCATAAACAGAATACTCTCCATATGCAATTATCATAGCTTCAATACATTCTATTGAACATTCAGTATAATGTTGTGGATGATTTACTGTTTCCATTTTTTTATCCTCACTTTCTTGAGTAACAATCTTTTCACTAATAATTTCGCACGATGACTACTTAACAATCTCGTAAATATGTTCATCCCGATATATTCCGTTAGGGTCTTTGGTTACATTGTGTAAAGTTACTCTCTTGCCACCATTCATATAGCAAAACTTATCATAGTGTCTTATAACAGGATTGCCACCTATCACACGCCATTCAAGTCTGCGATGCTTTTTTACAAGTTCCTTCATCCTTTCAAATACATCTTTTCCGATTATAGGATTTCCTCTGTCAAAGCTATAAAGTCCGAAATTCAAAACTGTATCTGTTTCCGGCTGAATCTGATAAGCAAACCATCCTATAACCTTTTCTGGAATTTCAACTGGTTCTGTTATATTTCCATATTCATCAACATAGGTTACTCTTTCTGGACTCACAATCGTCCACTGATATTGGTTATCAAACGCCCCTATCTTCGGTAATTCGTGACCATGTGCATATCCCATATACAGGAAATAATCATCGTCATACATTACCTCGGCAAATTTCTTTTCAAGTTCTTCTTTATAAAGATATGCGGGTTTCAGCATTCCTTATCCTCACTTTCTGCCTTTGGCATTACAAATTCATCTGCCCTGATAATATCTGCGCGAAGTCCCCATAATGCCCTTTGTCCCTCTGTTTCACCTTTGAAATATATCTTGTGACCACTTAACAACTCTACACACAGACTATTTCTGTTGGCTTTTTTGATTATTGTTGACCATCTTGATAGAAATGCTCTCCATTCATAAACCGCCCTATTAACAGTTGGTGACATAATGACAATGGTTTTTCTCATTCCTTATCCTCACTTTCTGCTTTGTACCTGTCAATAATCGCCAATATATCTGACACCTTACCCACTAACCGATACTCTGATATATCGTTCTCTTCGTAATCATAATCCTCGAACCATTCACAGATATTATAGTCGCCGTATTTTTTTTCGATCTCGGCTCTTATCTTGTCAAGAACAGACTCTTGTTCTAATGCTTTAATTCCAATTCGCTTCGCTTCTTCGTGCTGTGCCTGTGAAGTCTGCCCCGAGCCGTTGGTTGTTGAATATGTATTCAGGTGTCTTATTGCCTCTTCTCTTGTCATACTTCCTCGCTTTCTTGTGGCTCACTTTCTGCCTTGTACTTGTCGATTATCTCAATTACCGCATCAAGCAAACTGTAACTACTTACTTTCCCGAATATGCTCTGATAAGGTAATTGCTTTATCTCTGCCCTTATCTTGTCAAGCACCGCATTGATTTCCTGGACGACATATTTATCGATTATCGGAAATTCGTCTTTTCTCATTTCTTGTCCTCACTTTCTGCCTTGTACGGCTCTGGCAATGGCATCCATGCGATTATCTCAACCGCATCATCAACCTTGTCCACCTCATTACTTCCATACTCGCCTAAATAATCAGCGCAAGTTGTAGAATACCAATACCATTGACCTCTGTAATGTATTCCTGTTGCAACGAAATTTTTATCCTTAATATCATGATAATACGGTTCGGGTTCGTGATTCACCCATGTGATA